TGTTGTGCTTCAATCGCTTTAACTTTCTCGGCAAGCACTGCCACAAGTGCGGTAAGGTCTTCGGTTGTTTGTGCCTGCTCCGCTACGGCAGGTCGTATCTCTGCGATAATGCCGTCTTTTGTTACGATAATCGTGCCATCTGAAAGCTGATGTTCGCCATCAGGAACAGGTTCTCCCGTGTTCGTGAAGATAACAGCGTCTCCCACTTGCGGAACTTCCGCCTCTGTTACGACGGTAATCAAACTGCCGTCAGCGAGTTGTAAGTCTAATGCAGTACTTTTGAAGAACTTTTTAAGTCCCAAAGCACGCATAGCTTTCGCTAATGATATTTTCTTCATATTGTTATTGTTTAGGTTAAATGCTTGATAAGATTTTACAATTTTTGTTGCAAAGCCTATTTCGTATAGGTATTGTGCTGATAAGGTTGTTTGTTTTTTCATCATTTCAGCCCACTGCTTTTTACCGATACGCCCCTTGCATCGTTCATAATACAGGTCAATCATTTCTTGTTGCTTCTGTATTAAATCTTCGTTGTAGCTTGCAATGTCCTCGGCAGTGCCAAACGCTCCGCCACTTGGAAAATGCACAAGAAACGTAATGCCTTCGTGTACAATCCGTTCTTTTCCCATTAGGAATATTTCGGTTGCAATAGAGCTACATTCGCCAAACGCTTCGGTTGTAATAGGTACGTTCAGGCTATTAAGGTACGCTCTAATTGCCCGTCCTTCTACAACACCGCCACCAGGGGAGTTGATTTGTACGTGAATGCTTGTAGGTTTCTCGTTTCCGAGTTGAGCAATAATATCAGCGACGGTTACACCAGGGTTGCTTGCGTCCCCGTAATCAATATGCCCAAATATTTTAATTTTTTTCTCCATAGCGTTGCAACAATACGAAAGAAAATAATATTTTTATAGTTGTGTAACCACTTTCTTTTATGACTAATAATAATAAAAGAAAACGTATCAACATCAGCGTGTCCGAGTACGAATGGAAACGGATACAACAAGAAAGTGCGAAGTTGCAAGTTACGCCAACAACCTATGCAAAATTGTGCGTATCGGAAGCAATCAGAAAGAAGCACGGTTTTCAATAACTTGCAATCGGTTTGCTGTCGTTACAATTTCCCGTACATCTACGACAGGTCTTATTTGGGTAATTGCCTCTACAAGCCTTGCGATATTGTCAGTAGGGTCGGCAATCGGATTGATGCCCACTCCGCCACCTGTTGCAAATCCTCTTAGCCTGCCTTGTTCCAAAATAGAGATGAGCGGTCTGTATTTTTGGTTTTCCACTTGCCATTTAGGAACGACATATTCGCCACGATGAACAATGCCCGCAATCTCGTATTTCTCTCCGTCGCCTGTATAACCGCCTTCTGCAAAAGTTGCCTTTTTTATTTCTGCAACAATCTTCGCACCTCTTGCAATCGCTGATGTAATTGCAATAATCTTGCTTACTTGCGTAGGGTCTGCATTGATGGCAGGGTTGGCACTGATTAGTGAGAGTTCTCTTTGCAGGTTTATAGCAACTTCTGCAAGTGCCGCCGCTTTTTGTAACACAAACAACGCCCTTTGGCTTTCTTCGCTTTGTTCGGCAAAGGAAAAAACCGCCTCGCCAAGCTCTGCGTAAAGCGATACTACCGTCCTGTTTATTTCTGCTTGCTTGTTAATCCGTTCTACCTCACGCTGATAGCTTTCTTGATTGATAGCATTTACTTTCTCTTCAAACTCAATTTTTGCTTGCAGGTACAATTCGTCAAACTCTTTTTGCGTAATCAACCTGTCTGCAAGTTGTGTCCGTAATTGTTCAAGTTTTAGGCTGTTTTCGGTCTTAGCAAGTTCAAGTTGGCTTGCTACGTCTTGCTCGCCTAATTGCCTTTTGAGTGCAATTTGATTTTGTAAAGCAAGAATTGATTCTTTTAGTGCCTGCTCGTTTTCTTGCCTGCGAAATTCTTTTAGTTTCTTAGCAAGATTGAGTTCAGTTTCAAGCACTTTGCCCGTATTGTCGGCAATTAAAACTTGTTCTTTTGCGAGGCTTTCTTGCAATATCCGATTTCTTTCTGCTTCTACAAACTTGCGTATGTCTATTCCTTGTATTCCTTGTTTTCGCAATTCTTCGGCTTCTCGGTTTAATTGTGCGAGTTTCTGTTCGGTTTCAAGTTTGTTGAGTTGCCTTTGCTTTTCCAAAACTTTTTGGTCAAGTTCTATCTGTTTGGCTGATGCTTCTGTTAAGATTTTCAGTTCTTCTTTACTGCCCTCTTTCACCTTTGCAAGTCTTTGCTCGGTTGCTTTTTGGTTTGCGTCTGCCTGTGCCTGTGCAATAATAAGTTCGGTTTCTACAAGTGCTTTCTTTGTTTGTTCAGAAAGTTTCACCCGCTCTTCTGCGATTTCTCTGTACTTTTCTGCATTCTCCTTTATCTTTTCGGCTAAGTTTTTGTTAAACTCGTTTTCAAGTTGCAAGATTTCTGCCTGAGCATTCTTTTCTATGATTGCCCGTTTCACTTCGTCCTCTATGCCTTGTTTTTGCAATTCAGCATTCTCACGGATAAGTTTCTGTTTCGCTCTTAACTCCTCCAAACTACCTGCTTGTATTTTGCCCTGTGCGATAGCGAGATTTAGCTCGGCTTGCGAGAGTGCGAGCAAATCCGATTTTTGTTCTCTGAGTAGTTCATTTGTCTTTTTTATCAGTTCCTCACGTGCTTTCTCTTTTTGGGCAATCAATTCTTGCACTTTTGCATTTTGTTCGGCAAGTTCCTTTTGTTTCTCAAACCTTTCGTTTGTGTTACCCATAGTTTTGAGTTGCTCGGCAAGAATATTTGCCTTTTCGGTTTCAAGTTCTATTTGCTTGTCCGTTTTTTGTGCCTCTAATTCAAACTGCTTTTGGCTTGCCTCTAATCTTTCTTTGATTGACTTGTTTGTATCCTCTACGATATTTTTTTGCTTTTGTGCCTCTAATTCAAGCCGTTTTGTTATATCCGATTGCAGTTCTAACTTGTCGTTTATATCCTGCAACCTGCCGTCTAATTGACTTGCATTCGCCTCGGCACCTGTAAGAAACGAAACAAGCCCGCTCAAAGCATCTGCTCCGAAAGTAATGAGTTTGGCAAAGCCCTCTATAATCGGTTCAAGCACAATAAAAACCGCATCTAAGGCTTGCCCCAAAGCACTAAAAGCCTGCGATAACGCACCTGTAACGGATTTAGATTTGGAAAAAAGAGAAACAATAGCCCCAACCGTAATAAGCAATATCCCAAGTGGTGAGGCAATAATCGCTTTGCCCAAATCTAAAAGCCCTTTGAGTACGCCCTTAATTCCTACTTGACTAAGCTGTCCAAGCCCTTGTTGTACCTCTCCCACTGAAACACCAAATATCTTTGTTTGAGCAATGGCATCTTTGAACGATTGTGCATAGTTCCCTACATTCGTTTGTCCTGCCGAAACGTTTTGGTCAAAGGCAATGATTGCATCTTTGAGTTTTTTAACTTCTTCGGCTTGCTTTTTGTACTCTTCGGTGAGTTCTATTGTGCCATCGGCATTGATACGAAAAGCATTTTCAAGTTGATTAAGTGCCTTCTTTGCCTGTGCATATTGCAAGGTCAATGATTCATAGCTGTTTTTGTTCGCTTCTTGCACTTTCGTAGCAAGCTCTATTTGTTTTTGTGCCTCTTTTTGTGCCTGCGAAACTTTTTTGATTTCGCTTTGCGTTTGTATGAGCTTTTTTGCATATTCTTGCTCGGATAATTCGCCACGCTTGTTGGCATCTTCTATTTCCTTTTTCTGCCTTTTCAGTTTTTCAAGTTCTACCTGATAGTCAATGATAGCCTTCTCGGCTTGCTTGACATCTACGTCAATTTTAAACAATACGATTTCTTCCATAACGCTGTTAGGTTTCGTCTATCAATAACAATTCAATCTTACACGGCTTGTTACTGCCACTCCAAGCCCGAACCGCAGTAAGCAAAAATTTTCGGTTGATGTTACCGCCAACAAATATTGTGCTTAACCGCAAGTTTAGCAAGTCCGTAATACTAAGATATGCACTAAGCACCACTTTTCGGTATTTTTCGTACAGCTTTTGCGAATACGAAAAGTTTGGCTCAAATTGCGAAAGGCTATCAATGCCTACAAGTCTGCGTGAGTTGGCAGGTAGCGTATAAGAGTTGAATGTACTTATGATATTGCCCGCAAAACTGCCTTCTATAATTCTTGTAGGGTCGTTCTGATTTGGCTCTCTAACCACCGTCCCCCCGCCTATATCAAGATTTGCAAATAGCAACTCCCCGCCTTTGCGTTTCGGATTGCAAAGAAACGGAGTGAAAATATTGTCGTTTTCGCTTGATGTTAGTTTTGGGTGTGCAACAGGCGTACTTGACGGAAATTCGTAATATTTTGTTGATAAGCATAAGCCCATCACCGTAGGACTTAGTCCTACATACTCATTTTCGGCTCTGTTTGCTTGAATGGATATGTTTTTTTCTTGCGTTGCTAAGGCGTTGTTAGTCTCAAAATAAATCGCTCCGTCCTTCGTGTTCTTAAATTGTATGTTCGTCTTCTTAGCAAGTTGCATCATAAACTCTTGCGTAATTTCGCTTCTGAAATCAATCTTATCCGTCCAATCTTTTGCAGGTTCGTTTAAAACCGAATTGATAGTTCTAATCGTAATGCTTTCATCAAACAAGTCAGTATCAAAAATGCACCCCGAAAGGAACAAAACATTTTTTACAAACTCCCTTTGCGAAACGGCAGGCAAGTTCTTTGCAAAGTTGTACTGAAATACGCCTTCAAGTGGAAAAAACAAAGGCGTAACTTCAAGGCTTATTTCGGATAGGGTGCAAGGATTGGACGATGTATTGCTTACCATAACAAAAACATTCCCCAAAATATTTGTTCCACCGCAAAAAGGGATTTGAAAATCGGCTTTGTTTAAGTTCGGTCCCAAAAGAATAACTGTGTGCAAAGCTGTTGCTGTTGGAATGGGGTTGGTATTATTGGTACTAACTATGATTGTTACGAAAAACACACCGTTTTGTCGTTGTGCTTTCAACCGCAATCTATAAGGCACTTTTGTAAGTGGCTCAAATCTGTTTGACTTGAAATACGCAGGATTGCCCGTAATTGTGTCAAAAGTAACAATGGTTTGTGTATTTGCAGGCACCGTCAGTGGCGTTGTTCTTAGTAAGCTCCCCGTATAATTTACCTGAGCATAGTTTTCAAATTCTTCTTCAAAATCAAACTTTTCTGATGAAGATGGCACGTAGGTTTCTTGCGTCCAATCCATCTCTGTTGGATAGCCCCCCGTAATGCTGTAACCCGCTTCTGCAAATATCTTTTCAAACAAAGCACGCACTTTCCAAGAGTAGAGCAAGTTGTACCAAATCCTTGTAGCGTATTCCTGTGTTTTAAATACCGCATTGATATAGTCAAGGCTTGTGTCCGTGAGGTTCATATTGCTGTACTGATACGTTACCTGCCCCAAATTTAAGTCTTGCAGTGTTTTGTCGGCAATGGCATCGGCAAGTTGGGATTTGCCAAGCAAGATGTTGCAGTCGTATTTTTGTTGTGTAGTACGTGAAACAAGCAAAGAACTTCCCCCCACAATTTGCACGCCTTCAATCCGAACAACACAAGGCACGGAGTAGTTTGCAGGTGCAGAGACGACGCTTACTACGTTCATATTGCTAAGCAATCGGTTGTTTTTGGAAGTGGCAGGAACAGAAATCGTATAGCTACGAGTATATCCCGCACTTTCAGGACTTTCTGCGTTGAATAGTACGAAGTCAAGCACGATATCTGCGTCGCCCAAATCAAGTTCTTCGTTGTCAATCAATATTTCTATGTTTGATTTCATTGCTAAGTGTTCTGTTCAGATATGGTCAGTTCAAAACTTACATCATACGTTCCTTTTCGGTTTTCTGAAATCAGTACCGTGTTTGGCTTGATTTTCACAGGCACAAACGGATACGATTTAAGTGGTCTGTACCGATACATTCGGTTGTCTCTGTCAAACCAATATATTTCTCTTGCAGTGAATAGCGAAGCAATGCCCGCAATGTTCTTGTCGTTGATGTTTTCGTTGCAGGCTACTTTGCACAAAAACGCTGACGGTGCTTCTATAACTTTCGGATTGCGTGCAAGATAACTATACGCCTCTTTCTGTTCGTTATTTTGCGAAAATTCAATTACTCCCTCAAAACAGAAAAAATCCCACCCGCCAAGATTGTTCAGCCACTTGAGCGGCACACAATTAGGACTTGCACAAGCAAGATTGACACGCTTGATAGCTACCACCACTGTGGCAGAAGGCGTACTTGCCTCAATGGATACGGTGATGTATCGTGTGCCTGTCGGTGCGTAACTGCCCAAAGGCGTGAATGGTGATGCAGGAATTTTCATTATGCCTGTTTCTAATGCGAAAAAGTTTTTGGAAAACTCGGATATAAACACTCCGTTTGCGTTGTAAGCCTTGTAACTTACGTACAACTGATACGGCAGGGTATTAGGAAACAACTCGCCCAAAAGACAAATGTTTAGCTCCGATGGGTACGGACTAAACGCCCACGCTTCCTCAAAGTAGGTCATAAATTGCTTTTGAGTAGGACTGGGTGGGTCAGGTGGCAGAAAATACCTTGACATAATGCTATACGATTGTTTCTTCCTTTGCTTCGTGGCTTATTTCTACAACACGGACACTGCCTCGCCGTATAAATAAAAACGAATAAATATTGACTTTTCCCGCTACGAATGGAATAGAAGAAAAGCCTTTTATTACTTGGTTAAGGTTCGTATAAGTGAATGTTGGTACTGTTGCACCTGTGTAATACAATCTTACTACGGTACCGTGTTTGCCGTTTAGCCCGTCAATGTCAATTTCAGAATTGTTAGTTACGTGGATAGCTTCTTGTTGGAATTTGACGATTGTCGCAGGCAAGCCTTGTTTATACAAAACGTAAGTATCTGCTCTACTCCAAAACGAAGCGAGCAGGTCGGCAAAAAACTGCCTTACGATAGAGCCTCTTGTTTTCGTAAGACTTGAACCGCCATTATCCCGCCAAGTCGTATCGGCTTGGGCAATCAGGTCAGGTGTGGGTTTCGGTGTTCCGCTTGGTAGTGGCATAGTCGTATCGGTTTAGGTTAATTAAAATCCGTTTCGTCAAAATCTGTTTCGTCAAAATCAACGCCAAAAATAATAGGAATATCGATGTCGTCAGGAAATATTGTATAGTCAAAAAAATCGGATTGATAGTTTCTAATCAAATCAGGAGCATAAACGTAGTAGATGTTGTAGCTTTCAAGCCCTGCATCAACGGCAAAGAAGTGTTGTTTGTCGCCTGCTATTTCTAAGTAGTATTTGGAAAAGTTGTAACTTGTATCAAAATAAGAAATAGGATAAAACGGACTTAGATAAAGCGCTTGTGCGTAAGGTGGTGCAACAGCAGAATATCGGTCTTTCATTTTTGGATATATTGACCGCAATACTCTTGATATTTCAAAAGTGGCTATGTGGTTTCCTCCTGCATCAACAAAAAAACTACTTTTAAGCACGCAAAAAAGGTTATCGTTTTGGTCGTATATTACAAGCGTTGCTGTTTTGTCCGTATCGCTTGGTAGCTTTTGAGCTATTGCAGTAATTGGATTGACAAGTGATAGTCCCGTCGGTGCAATCAGTTTAGGTTTGACTGAAAATTGTATAGCCATAGATTAGTTCTTTTTTTATTTCTTCCTCAAAACCCGCAAACGCTTTTTGCAACAAATCGCCTTGTGTGTATTTGTTTGGTACTTGTATGCCCTGTTCGTGAATGCGTTTGGTAATCGGATAAGCATACTTTTCAGGTATGCCCCTGTCCTTGCACCATTGTTTTATTTTCGCAAGGACCTGCCCGTCGCCTTTTTTGGTCGTTGGCTTACGCCCCCGAACAAGTGTCATAATGCTCGCCTTGGCACGTACCTCTAAACCCGTTTCGGTAAGTACGTAGCGAACACTATCAGCCGTTTCGCCTGATACTACTTTGTCCTGTGCTTTTAGTTCGTTGCGAACACGCTCAACAGCACGAGTACCCAAACGATTAAGAATATCAGCAAACATAGCACTCTAACAATTACAATCCTTCTGAACTCGGCAATAGCCATTGCTTTTCTATTTCTAATAGCAAACATAATAATCCTAAACGTATCAGCCCAAAACTTCATAGCGAAAAATTTAGTGGCAAAGGACAAATCTCGTCATATTGTTTGTTCAGTTTCACCTGCAACTCAACACGCACTCCGTCAGCGTTAGCGTCGTATGCGTTTTTGATGTAGCTCCCCGAAACGCTTGCAATGCTACGAAACACGAGCCTGCCTTCATTGTCTCGCAAGTGTTTTATCTGAAACAACAAGTTTCGTTTTTTCGTTTCGCAATACGATTGTGCTAAGAACCGCTCTTCGGTATCAAGGTCTGCAAGTTTAGATTTTTGCAGTATGTCTATACTTAGTGTGTAAGTGGTATCAGACACGCCAAACGGATTAACCTGCGTTTGAAACCGAACAGGATACGCAATAAGTACAGGAAAATCTGTATGGTCCGCAAGTAGGTTCGCCTCCGCTTGCTTTGCGAAGATAAGCGAAAGGTTTAGGCTTGTTGATAAATGTTCAAGTGTGCCTTTTATGATTTCTACGCTGTTCATATTCTAATTCTTTTTGGAGTTTGTGTTGGTAGTAATTTTTTTCGTTAACGTATTTAATTTCTACGACAATATCAATCATTTTTTTTTGTAACACTTCTTTTTTTTTCAGAAAGTCCCCGCCTGCAAGCATATCAACAATAACATAGTAGCCCCAACGTTTATTAAGTTCGTCTAAACGAGCTGTTTTTTGAGCCTGCGTAAGTGGCACTCGGTATTTTTCGTAATGCTCGGCAAGTTCTTTTTCGGTTCGTTCTACTGCACCACGCAATTTCTGTACAAGACTTAATCTTTGCACAATCGGTTCTTGTGCTACTCGGCTTTTCGCCTGAGCAAGTTCTTTCTCGGTGTAAGCGGTGTTTCGCAAATCATACGTAGCAAGCACTTCCACAGGTGTTTCGCTGAGTAGAATTGATATGTACGTGTCAAAGCTAAGTTCGTAAGCGTCTATATCTTCTGTTTCGTAAGCAGGTATGTCTTCGTCAAGAAAGCTAAGTGCCTGTTTAACGAGGTCTAAGTGTTTTGCCAAAATCTGTTCAGGAATAGCGAGATACTGCAAGAACGCAATCGTCCCTTGCACAAGTGTTTCGTAATCAGCCCAAACTATATCAGCCCAACACGTAGGCAATCGGTATCGCTCGGCAATAGTAATCATATCGGCATTTTGATTTTTGTCTGTATGGTTTTGCCTCTTGCAATAGGTGTCGTAGCAGAATGTATGGCGTATCGCATCGCATCTATGGCATGGTCATTGAGTTTAACCACTTCGTCAAGTATCCTGCCATCAACGTCCTGTTTGTATTTGTACGTTTTAAGTTCTGCAATCAAGTTCCTGCTATCCGAAGTAATCCATAACGGCTTGTCTTTGACAGCAATAATTCCCGCCTTTGTGTCTTTGCATGCCTTCTCTGCCCGAAAGCCTGCCCGTCTAAGTTCTTGTATCCTATCAGGCTCGGCACTATCGCAATAAAGTATCGTCCCCGCAGGAATAGCAAGTTTTTTCAGTTCGGCAATCAAGTCCGTATTTGTTAGCCCCCTGCTGTACAACTTCTCGCTAACAATGTTTGCCTCGCTATTTAGCCTGACGGCTACAACTGCGGTAGGCGAGTTGTAACCGAAGTCAATCCCATACACAAGCTCCCCGCTTCGGTTCATCTCGGTAGGCTCTACGATTTGGTAGTTTGGAAACACAAACGCCACGCTTGCACCACGCTCTCCTAAACCAAATACACGCCAAGCAATAGGGTCGGTATGTTGCATAAGCTCTATCTCCCGCACCACGCTCACAGGCAGGAACGGATTGTCCCTATAAGTCAAAATGTGGAACGCACAATCCGTACGGCTCAAAACATGTTCGTATATCCAATGATGATACTCGCTTGGGTTGTAATCTAATATAACAAGTTCGTTTGTGCGTAAGACGAGTTGTTGATATTTTTTGTAGTTTAATTCTATTGCCTCGTTTAGAAAAAGAATATCCCGTTTTCTGCCCTGTACTTTCTGTTCGTTATCGCAACTGAAAAACTCAAAAAGTGTTTTCCCGAGTTGGTAAGTCCGTTCCGTTTTGTTGTGCTTGCCTTCACGATACAGCCCTAAGACTTGAAGTATTTCAAAAAAATCCCGCTCCGCAGAAGCTCGCAACGCAGGCAACGTAGCTCGCACAATAGAAACCACTTTCGGTTTTTTCGTAACAAGTGCCTGCAAAACAAGCCACAAAAGAATATTGTAGGTTTTGGAAGCTCGTGTCCCTCCCTGAAACGCTACTATTCTTTTGCCTTGCTCGACCGCATCATTCAGAAGGCAATACACTTTTGTCGTTTTGATTTCCATCTACATACACTATTTGCACTTTGATTTCGCCTATGTTGATAGTCTCGGATACGTCCCTATCAGCATAGCCCCTATCCTTCGCTTGCGTTTTGAGATAAAAAATAATCGCTGTTATATCCTTTTCTTGTATGCACTCAAACAACTTGCCCTCAACAAAGTCTTTTGCAATTTCTTTTATGTCTTGCACGGCTTTTCTGTATTCTTCGTCAGAGTGTAGCCATTCGTAGTGAGTAGGTCTTGTTATACCCGCTATTTTGACAGCTTCGGAAACTATCCCGTAAGTGCTACGCAATGCTTCAAGCATACGTTTTTTGTCCCTACTTTGCCTTTCTTTAACTAATCCCATAATAATTTGATAAAAATCTATACAATAAACAAAAAAAAAATTTTTATGTGTAAAATTTGTAAGAAAAAAAATTACAAAATCTTACAAAATAGTTTAATAATACAAAATTATTTTGTAAATTTGAGCAAAACTAAACTTCTAAACTTATGGACGCAACAACAAAACGCAGGAAAGCCACTCCCGAAGAGAAAGAATCGTATTTGGAACGAATAAAAAAGTTAAGAACTGCAATAGGCAATTACAAAAGAAAAAAAAGTGGAAATTTTCTCAAACAAGTGGAAATTCATCTCGGACGTGAGCTGACTAAGAAGGAACGGCAAGATTGCTACAACGTAATAAACGGACATTCTTGCAACTACGAACTCCTTGCACTACTTGAAAAAACATTTTTATGAGTAAGCACCAAAAAGTTGCTTTCTACGAGTTTGTAGAACGCCTGACACGGAGCAGTATGTACGAACTCGTACAGCGTAAGGAATTGCTTTTGCGTGAAGCGGAACAGATAGACCTACTCTCGCTCCCCGAACAAGATGCAGATGAATTGTACGAAGAGATACGAAACCTTCGCAGTGAAGTAAATATCCTGCGTGGATACATCGGACTTGTTGAGCAACTTGCTACTGCGTACTTAGAGGCTTTGGACGAAGCACAAACCTTTGACCTTGTCAAACACACCGAACTTGAAGTAGCCTATGCGGAGTGGAGCAAATTAGAAAGAGCCGTACAAACATACAGAAAATTAAAAGCCATTGAAGAACAATTAAAAACTTATGAGCATTGAAAAACAATTAAAAACTTATGAGCATTGAAAAACTACTCAAACGAGTTCGTACCGATAAATCCGAGCAGGCAGAAAAGGAACAAGCAGGCTTAGAACGCAGTAAAAGAGAACAGAAAATAGAGCAGATACGCAAACAACTCTCCGATTATATTCGTGTCGGTACCGTATATTTCAAGCGTGTAATGCGAACCGATAGGTTTGGATTGAAATATGAAACCTTAGAACGTTGGAGAATAGAAACTTTGCAGGAAGATTTCAAACAAGCCATACACGAACTTAATGTTTCTTTGCCTCGCAGGCAGGCAAGATACAGCGTTTCGGACTTCATAAACAAGTACGAAACTTTTTGCAACGTGCCTGACAACACGAATTATAGCCGTGTAATAGACAACTGCTACAACCTGTACAGTCCGATAATACACGAAACCGCCTGTTGGCAATCCCCCGAAGACACAAAACATATTGAGCAGTTTCTTGTGCATATTTTTGGCGAGCAGATAGACGTAGCCCTTGACTACTTGACAATACTACTATTGTATCCAAAACAGATACTACCGATATTATGCCTTGTGTCGCAGGAGAACAATACAGGCAAAACAACGTTCTTGAACTTTCTGAAGGCAATATTTCAGAACAATGCAGTAGTGCTTAATTCTGACGATTTTCAGGACAGCTTCAATTCGCACTATGCAAGCAAGTTACTCGTAATGATTGATGAGAACTTCATAGAGGTTGAGAAAAGAAAAGAAAAGGAACGTATTAAACAACTCGGCACGGCTTCTAAGATTATGTTGCATATGAAAGGAATTGACCGAAAGGAAATAGACTACTACGGCAAGCTAATAATGACTTCAAATTACGAAGAAAACTTCATCAGAATAGACGCCGAGGACATACGTTTTTGGGTTGTCAAAGTTTCTGCCATGCCACAGCGAGACCCTGATATACTTAGCAAGATGATTGCGGAAATTCCTGCATTCTTAGACTTTTTGCGTAACAAGCGAGCAATTAAGTATCCCAAAACCGAGAGGCATTGGTTTAGCAACGACCTGCTTGATACGCAGGCAAGAAAAAGAGTGATAGAAAGTACCAAACCTATGCACGAAGAGATACTTGACAGCTTTTTTCAGGATTATTTTGACCAAACGGAACTGCAAGAAACTACTATGAGCGTACAAGACATTCTGAACGAAAATCAGCGATACAGCCATATAAAGTATTTGAACCACAAAAACGTAAAGGAATATCTACAACGAAACAAATACGAATACACAAGAAACGTAGTGCGATACACTTACATAAGCATAGCAAGTGGGACGCAAACAAGTGTATCCAAAGTAGGCAGAGTGTATCGGATTAGGAAACGAGACGAGCAAGACCCCTACATCAAACAAGACGAACCATTACCTTTCTGAACTGAACGAACCGTTCGGCGAAATCGGAACAATTAGAGTGGGCGTAACAAAGTGTTTGTTACAACCACTCTTTTTTGAGTTTGTAAGTTATTGATTGTCAGCCTTGTAACAAATGTAGCAAAGTTACGAAAAAAAAATACATCTTTCTCCCCCGTATTTTTTCTCCCCGATTTTCTTTCTCCCCCCCATTTCCCTTTTTTTTATTTTTTTTTGTAACATTGTAACAGTAAAGAATATAAATATAAGAAAATTAGCGACTTATGCATCAAAAAACCACGTTACAAAATGGTAACAATGCTGTTACATTACACAAAAAAACGGCATTCGTAACTGCCGTTTTTTGCATAAGTCAAAGAAAATCAGTGTTTTAAAATACGCTTGCTTTGCCTGAAAGAACAGCATTCGTAACTGCCGTTCTTTCGCATAAGTCAAAGAAAATCAATAATTTAGACTTTACAAAAAACGAAATTCGTAATCGCCGCTTTTTGTGTAAGTTAAAGAAAATCAATGGTTTAGGAGACTTATCCTGCTCGCAAAATTTGCTTGCTATTACCAAACGTTGCAAAATGGTATTTACGAACTTCTTTGTTTTTTTGTTCGGAAAGTTTATAGACCTAATTAGGTCAATATTGATTATCTATTGTTGCAAAAAAAAATCTAAAAAAAAATTACAAAAAAATTTTGTAATTACAAAAAAATTTTGTAATTTTGTATCAACAAGAAAACAAAAAAAAGTAAGTATCACCAAAAAACGCTAAAAAAATGAAAAAGAAAGCAAAAAAAGATTATTGTATTTACGATTGTATTGTAAATACTAAGTTAAAAAAGGAAAAAGGCTTCAGAGTACTTTCTGTGAAGGCGTATTTAGAAGGCACAAATCCAAATGCCAACTCGCTTTGGGACGTAGAACGTGCTTGTGTTCCAAGCATTAGCAAGCAATTAGGAATAAGAGAATCGCAAATTGAAAAAACAGAGCTTATTCATTACTCCTTTTGGGGTTGGACTACTATGTAATTGCATTTACTTTTTTATTTTATCAACTAAACCTATATCACAATGGAAAACACAAATCAAGAAGTACTCGCTGTATCGGTAGAAACAGGCGAGACAAAAAAAACAGGGTTGTTAATCCCCGCAGACTTTGAGTGGGAGAAACTTGAAACGCTAAAAGCAACTCCCAATGTTGCTCCAAAGTACATTGAGTTCAATGTGCCAGGGCAAAAGATTAGAGGTTTCTATTTGGGAAATTCCAAAGTAGAGAAAAAAGAAAACGACGAAACGAAAGTAATACCTGTGATTCTTTTGGCAACAGCAGAAGGCGTGTTTATGAACGGTGGTGTATCTTTGGTAGATACGATGACAAAATTTTGCCGTGTTGGTGAAGCCGTAGAAATAGAATTTATCGGCTTGAAAAAAGTCAGCAAAGGAAACCTAAAAGAGTATGCCGTTAGACCACTAGTGCTATGAACTTAGATGCTCTTAACCAAATGAAAGTTGCTTCGGAAACGATTTTTGTTTCCGAAGCAATACAAGAAGATGCACACAGCAATTATCGTGCCGAGCGACGTGTATCTAACTCTATGCTTGATTACGTTGTGCCGTTAATTCAGGGACTTACTCCAAAAAAGAAATGTTCGCCTGCTTTTTCCTTTGGCACTCTGATACATACTGCTTTATTAGAGCCGCATTTGTTCAGTTACGAAAAAGCAGGGAACGACGCAATGCAGATATATCGTTGCGTGCAAGCCTTTCACGATACACCTTTCTTCGCTGAGTTGCTTGAAACAAGCCTGCGAGAAGTTACGCATTATTGGGATTGGCGAGACGTTCCGTGCAAAGCACGAATCGATATGGTATCAGCTAAATATGGGCTTATTGCCGACATCAAAACGACGAGTACGACGAATAGCAAAGAACTTGCCGAACACGTCAGCAAGTATAACTACGACAGGCAAATGGCTTTCTATTGCGATGCTATCGGTATAGATACTGCCTGTATCATTGCTATCAGCAAAAAGACTTGTGAGCCGTTCCTATACACACTGACAGCCGAGCAACTCGCCGAGGGACGGAAAAAATACGAGTCTGCTCTTAACCTTATTAAGAAAAACGATTTGCTTGAAAAATTATTAGATTTATGTATCGTTATGTACGAGGAGAGCTGTACAAGTATAAAATAATTAAAAAACAACAATATGGAAAAAGATTTATTTGGAAACGAAATCATAAAAGACGTTTTATTAAGAGACAAATTTATAGAACCACCTTTCAGTGTATTAGATGCGAGAACTCCGAAGTGGCAAAGCAGAAGAAGATTTAACTTTACTTGATTGGCGATTATCTATCAAACAAGATACTAACAATATTGAAGTTGAAGATAGCGTCTTTAAAATTGGGCAAATTATGATTTGTAATTTGTCGGTAGATATTATTCAAGACAAAGATAAAATCTCAATTAGTGCAGTCGTTTCGTAGCATTTTGGTACAAATTTACTATTCAAACAATGGAACAGACAACAATTTTCTTATCCGTACAATTTGATGCTTGCGTGGAATCACACGAGCAGTATCCTTATTACGAATATTGCACCGAGTATGGAAAAGTGCTATACGAAGAAGAAGAAAAAGATATTACAGGTCTTGTAAAGCAATATCCTGATGTAGAGTTTGCAATTTGGGAAGAACTACAAAGGGAATATCCGAGAACAGGTAGAAACCTTCATACAGACTTTTGGTTAGATGTACCTGTTGCGTTTGTCAAAGCTATCGAAGCAGACTATAAAGCACAGTAGCTTGGCTGTGGTTCTTCCATAGCCTTGCTACTAACAAAAAAGTATTGCCGAAGGTAATTTTAAACAGACAAAATTTAAAAAACTATTACTAATATGAAATTAGAAGCAGTTGCTATCAAGCGTTGCACGGAGATTTACGTGGCTTACGCTGAAAAATACGGCAAATTGCCTAAGACGCTAAAAGAAAGTTTGAACGATTTTAGCGAGTTGTATGGCGAGGCTGTACAGAACCGCACCTCGTATGAGGTGGGTGTGTTTTTTGATATGTACCTAACAGATTACTTGCCGTTTTCTAAAAGTAAAAGAAAAGGAAAAACAGAAACAGATAAACCTATAAATTAGAATGATATGGAATACAGCAAAGAAATAAAGAAAAAAGCTATTAGTTTCGCTAATGCCGTTGCGACGGGCAACATTACTTTATCCCTGCAAGTAAAAGCAAAATATATGAGTAGAAACTCCGAAAATCACTTCATACTTTTGAATTTTTTAGCCGATTTTCAGAAGGAAATAAACTTGTCTAAGAGATTTGAGAACTGGTTACGACAAAAAGGAATAGAACAAAATAATCTTTTTGGCGTGGAACAAACTAATCTTTTTGGCGATGAACAAAGAAACCGAGAAAAGATATGAAAGTAGAAAAGACAGAAAAAGCTATGATTTTAGTCTATTGCGTTGCTTTAAGTCAATTGCTGATTTATGCTATTGACAAAGCAGAAGAGAATAGATTGTTTCGCTACGATGTAAAACAAATAGCTAACAGGTTCAGAACCATTTTAGAAAAAAAAATACACGAGCTATACGGTTTTCATACGGATAACAAAATAACGGAAGAAGCAGAATTAGAGTTTTACGATTTCGTAAATCTTTTAGAAATGGAGTTGCAACTAATTATGGAGATGAACAACGAAGAACGAAAAGAACTGATAACATTGTTAGATAAAGTGAAAAAACGTCTTGATTATGAAAAGTAAATTGTTTATGTTTTTGTTTTTGCTTTTATCTTTACAAACATTACAATCACAAAGAAAGAAAATAGTAGATGAAAACGGAGATACTTTGTTCCTATCCGCCAAGTGGTGATATTTAGAAATGAAAAAGCAGAGAGTAATTTAAGGCATTTGCGACAAATCGTTTAACCTTTTTTTCGTTTGTTTGGGATACTGTTTATTCAAAGCAGTATCCTACGCTTGCCTATAACGACTCAGGCATTACCGAAGGTATCATTTGGAACGCAAGGTAACGCAACGGACACAAACACAAAGAAACTCGGCAAAACCGAGTTTTGTTACGAAGCAACTAAAAAAGCTCTAAACGCCGAGAAGAGTATAGGTTATTCTTTTCTGATTATTTTCTTTTCTTGCTTGTCTTACTAATGCAGGAAATAGATATTGCCAATAGTTTGCAAGTGTTACCTGACAACCTTCGCTCATATTATGCACTCTATTGACAAAATCTATTCTTTTAGAATAAGTGTTTAGTACACTTTTTATATCGTATATAGCATTTATTTTTTTCCAACTATGTACATTAAAGCCATCATCTTGCGATACTACTGATACAGATGTATCTATAATGTTATCGGTATTAGGGTCTCTATAAACAATGATAGGTTTATCTTGATAGAGAAAACCTAATCCGCCTGTCCAACTTGCCCAACCACTATTTGTGCCTTCTACGACAAGGTAATCTATTTGCTGATTTTCTTTGATAGTTCCAAAACCCCTTATTCCCCGTACCCACCTGTTCCAATACTTCATAATAGCAGGCTTCCCCGCTTTGGTAGATGCAGGAATAGCTACTAATGTATTGCTATAAGTAAGTACAAACCAATCATCGTACAAATCTGTAATCTTGTTTGAGGTACGTATGCCTATAAAATTAAAACTATCATTGTAAATCAGAGATTTTTTCTTAAACTCTGATTTTAGTTTGTTAATAGCTATTTCCATAGCCAAAAGCGTTTTTTTGCCTATGATGCCATCAACAAGCAACGTCTCGGCTTCACCTGATAAAAAATAGTTTAAAAATATTTGTGTCTCTATATTCATTTCTTCTTAACTTTTTATTATTCGCATAGAAATAAATTATTTGTAGGATAATTTGTAATCAATACTTCTGTATTTCTATTTTTGATACTTTGCCTTTCCAAAACGTTGTATAGATACAAATTTCTTTTCTTTGCTTCTTCTTCTATTATTTCTGAATGAAACTCACTTACCGCAAATAGACACTTGCTATCTATAAGCAGGTCTAATAAGTTCTGAAAATCTGATAGTTTCCATTTCTTTTCTGTTCCATAAGGTTGCTTTGTATTGATATATGGTGGGTCTGCATAAATTAAGGTAGAGCTACGGTTTCTTTCGCCTTTAAAACTTATCTTGCCTATTACATTTTGGTAATCCTCATTCATTATTCGTACATCTTTCAAGAAACGAAAACAAGCATCAATCCGCTCTTGCACATACCTTTTTCTTTCTGTTTTTCCAAAAACCAATGTTGAACCCTTACTATACAAAGAAAAGTTAGACAAAAACAAAAACCTTACTGCATTGAGTACATCGCTATTTTCCCTTTTACCATTATGCCATTCTTTAAACTGCGTTTCGCATATAGGAGTAAGCAAAAATGTTTCTAACAATTCGTCTTTGTTATCCACCACTTGCCGAAACAAATTATAGACATCATTGTCTATATCGTTTACAACATTGTATTTGGATTTAGGTTTGTTAAAGAATAAACCACCCGCACCAAAAAACATATCTACAAATAAGGTATGTTTTGGAAAATACTTAATAATCTCTTTGGCTATTTTCTTCTTATTCCCTACTCTATCTAATATCATAATAATACAGAAAGTACAACAATAATGATTAGAAACCCTATTGATGCGTTTTTGCTTCTTACCTTCTTTCGGTATTTGTTATTTTTGTTTGCCATTGCGTTTATCTTTTCGTTTTTGGCTTCTATTACTCGCAGTAAGCTGTCTTTTTGCAGAAGTATTTTTGTGTTGTTGTTCAAAAGTGTTTTTATGGTTTCGGCACGCAGAGATAGTAAGCTGTCCTGCAATAGTACCTTATTGTTCAGCAAGCTACCATAATACATAGCTTTTCGCAGGCTGTCTCTGCAAGTCTCGCAAGTATTAGTCTTTTGTGCGTTTGCCACCGAAAAACCTGATAGCACTATCCACACTACTACGATTAGCTTTAATTTTTTCATACAGCAAACTATCTTTTATGGATAAAGACAGGATATATTCTTTTTCTTTGAGATAGATATTTTCTTCTAATAGCTTTTTGTTTTCAAGCAGTAGTTTCTCTATCGTGTGCTGTTTTAGTTTGTTTTCTTCGCTTAGTTTGTGAATAGCAATAGCAATAGCTCCCACACAAACCAAGATAGCGAAAAGCCAAAACAGTAACAACTTATTATTAGGTTTTGTTTCCATTCTGTTCTTGCGTTTCGTTTGTGTCTTTTGTGAGTTGAGCCAAGAATGTTCCAAAAAGCCCTGCAAATACGCCCATACGCAAGGCATCGTCCAACCAATCCCATTTTGGCAGTTGTTCGATTTGGCTTAGCCCCAAGCCCGATACAAAAGCCACTGCCAAAAGCACTTTTTGTACTTTTTGCCAAAACTTAGGCGTTTTGGCAAGTAGTCTATCCCATAGTTCCTTCATACGTTAGCTCCTCCTATCTTGCTGTATTAGTTTGATTTGTAACTCGTGTATCATTTCCTTAATTTCTTGCAAGTCGCTCCTTACGGTCTTTTCTTGTTCTTCGGTTTTTTCTTCTAACTTTTGTACCCTTGCCTGCAACGTAGCTATATCCTTGCCTATCTTGACAATCTCAATTTTCATCAAGAAATAAGCAGAAACTACTGCAATTACGTACTCTATTAGTATTTTCATCTCGTTCATAGCTACAAATTATGATATGCCACGTAATAATTATGTAAGTCTGTTTGCTCAGTTGCCGTAAGTACCCGATTAAAATAAATAATATCGTAAATTTCGGCTATTACATACCTATATGGCTGACCGATTGGGAATTCGCCTTGAGACCCAACGAGAAGGTAGGTGGAACTTGTTGCAGGTAAAACTCGTTCTCCATACACGGTGCAATTATTTTGCAATATGGTACTTGCAATGTTATTGATTTTGATATTTTGCAGTAAATCGGTTCGCAGATTACTTGTTCCTACCGAGCCGTATATTCCTATTTTTTGGCTATCCGTAAAGCAATACGTATCGTCTCCATTATTGGGATACGTCAGAGGTAATTGAATTGTTCCAAAACACGCCGCTACGGATTGAGCGTTTAAGTTGATAGAATTGTTCATAAGCAAGTTGGCATTGAAAATTACCTTGCCCGCAGGCAATCTTTTTGGTTGTAAACTCGCTGTCGGTTGGTTTATGGTAATCCCGCTGATAGGGTCTGTATAGCTTTTTACCCAATCATTTCCCAATATATCAGTGCGAAGTACAAAAGCACTTGTATTTTTTGCATCAAACCGAAACAGCACGTCAGGAATGAGTGATAGCGGAAATGTTGCAATTTTTTGCGTAGTAATACTATTACGAAACAAAGGTATCATACTCTTTTAGGTTTTGCAATGGGGTACGCAATTCTTTTTGTTCTTGTGCAAGTATTAGTTCTGAAAAAATCTGCAAGTTTGCGTTCATAAAACTGACAATCTCGTTTGATAAGGTTCAGGTACGTAGCAAGGCTGTAATCTGAAACAAAATCGCTATTTTCCAAAACTTTCTCTACAATGCCACTTGCCGTACTTTGCAGTTTTGAGGCTTGGCAGTAGCGAAGCCAAACTGCGTGGCAAAGATAGGCACGGATAATCTCAAAGGCATCGTAGTTGATGAAATACGTAAGCGTGTTGCCGACTGCAATTGTACCGATGTTATCTACTTGTATTTGCGTGGCGTTCAAGATTGTAAATTTGTGCCGTTTCTTTTCTTCTACGCAAAACAAATAATTTTCGTTATTTGAAAATACGCTTGTATCTGTAATATCTATAACATTGCCTGCAATAGCAAGCACTTTTTGTTCGGTTTTGTAAAAAATCATAATTTCGTCATACTTCTTTTTTCCGAGAGCCGAAAACAGGTCAATCGCAGTAGCCGATTGTATGTAAGGTTCTATTTGCGTATCTCTTACGTGTTTGCTTAATTCAAAGTATGGCGAGAATTCTGTTTTTAGTATCATAGTGATGCCCAATTGTATGTGTCTATGCTTACTTTTTGCAATCCTAATATCTTATTCAGTCCTTGCAGTAGTAATTGTTGCATTTCTGTTACCACAAAGAACTGCACGTACCTGATGGCATCTTGCATTTCTTGACTTGTTCCGAGTTTGCCCGCAGTTGGTACGCCATACAACACTTGCGGCACCTGAAACGCCTTCATAATGTTATCGGCAACACTTCGCTCTGCATATTCGTAGAGTTTGTCAGGATTAGGTGCGTTGATAACGTCAAAATCTGCTTTGCTCTCTTTGTTAGGTGCATAGCGAAGCATAAACGTAGCTCCTTCTGAACCGCAAAAATCCTGAAAGTCCGAAATATCTTGCTGTATTTCTTCTTCGGTTGGGTTGCCCCCACTCTGATATATTGTAGCTACAATGCGAGCCGAAAAGCCGCTACGTATATCTCTGTATTTAGCCTGTTTGAGTTCTTTTTCTGCAAAAGCGTCTCTGAGAACGGAATAATATAGTGGCTTTGGGTACAGATATGCAGTCTTTGAAGGCGAAACATAGTCATAGTAAATTGCTTTGTAGTTAAACAAACCTATCTGTTTTGCATTTTCTACGATTTGAGTGTAATCCGAAACCACGTCAATATTATCGTAGCCGTCTTGTATTTCTCCGTTGATATTAACGATACAAGCCTTTTTTGCTTTTAAGTCCTTGACACGAAAAAACTCCATAGGCACGACATCAATTTGCCTGCCTTCTATGTTGTGCGTAACAAGCCAAGCGTATCCCCCCCACATTGCAAGTTGAAAACAGGTTTGCTGTATCAGGTTTCGCAAAGTATTGTTGTCTGATACTTGCTCCATATTTTCGCCTTGCAACCCTCGTCCCGCTATGAATTTGGCAAGTGTGTTAATACACGTAGCAAGCGTACTACTGCCGTCATACACTTCCATTATCTTTTTAGGCAGTTCGTCGCTATCGCTACCGTCGCCACTCCAAAAAGAATAAGGAATATAGTTTCGGTTGCCCGAAACCATACTCCTTTTTTTTCGGAAAAAGTCAATCACCCGAGTAATCATTGAACATCAAAGAGTTGTATGAGTTCAGGTCTTATCGCAAGTAGTTTTTCTGCGATTTCGTCTGTAATCGGAAACTGCGAATCAGGTTCGCTACTATATACAACACTACCCCAAACAAGCAAACCTTTGAGCCTATACTTTTTGGGGGTTGGTTGTGCATCTTTCTCTTCTTGTTGGCTCTCTTGCTCAACAACTTGTTCTTCTTTTGAGTTTTCTTGCTCCTGCAAGTCAAACTCTTCTGTTTTTTTACTCTTTGCCATTAAGGTGCAGTAGTTAATAGTCCTTCAAATAATGCTTTCGTTGCGTTATAGTCATACACAAAGTTTGGTGCAGTACCTGTAAATATTCCGAGCCTTTTGCCGTATTCGCCTTCTTTGTTTGCAATCAGCGTAATACGATGCCCGCCTGCTGTATCTGCATCACTTGTGTCCCCGCTGTTTGTTTGCACAAACAAGCCACCTGTAAGTCCAATGATATGGAACTCTCGGTTACTTTCATACGCCGCAACGAGATTAGCTTTGTTCAACAATTCCAAAGTAACCTCTACGGTGCCGTTATCGTCAAAGGCAATAAAATCTATTTCGGTTCGGTACGTAATTCTGAACGCCCCACGTTCAGCAATTTTCCTAACCACAATAGAGTTATTAACCCCTTCAAACAAATAACCCTTTGTACCTGTTGCTCTTGCAACTGCTGTAACGTACTTGTACCCTGGTACGTTTAGTGGCATATTTGGGTGAAGTGTATAGCCGACAATATCTTCTTTGTTAAGAAGTATCAATCTATCATTGACGCCACCAGGGAGAGGCGAACAATTCACCTCTATCCCGCTGTTAATTTTCCTAACGCAAGTCATACTACAATGCAGGTTTAAGAATTGTGATTTCGTTTGAGAACACGTATTGCACTCCGAGTTTCATAGACATACGAACCCCGTAATTGTAGTCCATCGTTGTTTCTCCGAGCCACTTAATATCAAGTGTGTTAAAATCGTCCAACAAGTCGTACCCAACTCTTAGGTTGTCAGGTATCGCCGCCAAAATAACATTAGGCAACCAATGGTGCATACGTCTGATAGGAATGCCAAGATAGTCCGTTATTGTTTCTTGCAAGGTTTGCTCTTCTGCCTCTTGGAACGGAATAGTGATTTTTTGCACGCCTGATGATGTTTTAGGTGCGGTTGCATTACCTCCCGCCAACGCTTCTGCAATCAAGTAGTCGTCAAATATCTTGCCCGATACCAAAAACTGAACCTTATTGCTGTTTCTTACACACTCAGGAATAGCCGTAAGCATACGTGCAAAGGTATCTTTGATGTTATTTACATTCACGCCGTTTAGCGTACCACCCGAAGTGTAAGGTGTAAAGCCTGTACTATTTACATCTACAACGGTAGTCGTAGCAGTTTTGGAAAGCACTCTGCCTGATAGCCCTCTGATTTGAGTTGTGCCATCCACGCTGTTAGAAAAGGTTACAATGTCGCCAATGTTGATTAAGTTGTTAGCATTCGAAGCGTGTGTTACGGTTGTGGTTGTACCAAGCGTTAAGCCCGTAATGTTAAGTAACTGCGGTGCTGTTACGGTAATAACGTTAGCATCAGCAATCATTGCAGGAAGAAATCCGTCAAATGATGCTGTAAGAGCCGAGAATTCAGTTGCACCTGATTTGCCGAGCCACATTAGTTTGTTGATAGCCACACTTGCAAGCTCTCCGTATCGGTTTGCGATAGCCTCTTGCAGTTCGGTTGTGCCTATGTAGTCGTTGATTGAACCCAAAGGCAGTTCAGAGTTTTGCAGAACAAGTCTCAAATCTTCCATACACAGCTTGCGGTGCATCTCAAAAGGCACAACTTCTAAGACACGCCCACCTATGGTCGCTCCTGTGCTTGGGGGGTTGAAATCGCAACTTGCGTCTTGAAACGAAACAGGTGCATCAAGAGTACGAAGTGTTCGTCTGTATTTAACGCCTTCTTCGGCTCTTACAAGTCCCCGAAGCAAGCTGTTATTGCTACATACAAGTTGCTTGAAGTATTCGGCACTTACGGAGTGATTTTGCGGTTGGTTGTTGAAAATTACTTTTGCCATACGCTACAATATTTTTTTGATTTTTGGAACAAATTTCTTTTCGGTGCTTTGTGCTGTTTTTCTCACGTCTTTGGCAACAGAACTTTCACCAAAAGCGTTTTTCATCAGCACCGCCCAATTTTCTTGTTGTGCTTCAAGTGCTTTAACTTTCTCGGCAAGCACTGCCACAAGTGCGGTAAGGTCTTCGGTTGTTTGTGCCTGCTCCGCTACGGCAGGTCGTATCTCTGCGATAATGCCGTCTTTTGTTACGATAATCGTGC